GGCTTGGCCCATGCGTACAGCGGCACGATGGCCCTTGACATCGACAACTGGACCGTGACCACCAGCCTGCTGGCCGAGCATGGCATCGACCTGCAAGCCCTCTACGATGCGCCTGACGCCGTGGTCATCAACTCGGGCAAGCCGGGACACGGCAAGCTGCTGTACGCGATGCCCTTCGGCGCTGCGCTGCCATCGAAGAAGATCATGCACAGCGGCATCACGGCCTACGAGTTGCGCTGCGCCACGGTCAGCGGCCTCACGGTGCAGGACGTGCTGCCCCCGTCGATCCATCCCGAGACACGCCAGCCCTACCACTGGGCGGGCCACGGCCACTGGACCCGGATGCCGGTGATCCCCCAAGCCCTGCTGGACCTGTGGAGTGGGATGCTGGCGCAGGACAAAGAGCGCACCATCGCCACGGACGGCTCGATTGACGCCTCATGGGAGGAGATCAGGCAAGCACTCGATGCTGTGCCCGCCGACTGCACCCGGGACGAGTGGGTCAGCATCGGCATGGCCCTGCACTGGGCGGGCATTCAAACCGAGCAGCTTGAGCAGGCTTTGTCGCTGTGGAACGAGTGGAGCGCCACCGCACAGACCAAGTACCCCGGTGAGCGCGAAATCCTGACGCAGTGGGTCAGCTTCCGGCCTGATAAGGCCACAGCGGTCAAGCTGGGCACCTTGTTTCACATCGCAAAGTCCCACGGTTGGTCCAGACCCCTGCCCGATGCGTCCGAGTTGTTCAGCAAGGTCGAGACACCGGTCATGGAGCCGATCAACGTGCTTGACGGCCTGCGGCCCAAGCCACCCGAGATGGACATGTCCCTGTGGCCCAACATCCTCAAGACCCGATCCACTGAGATTTCGGAAAGCGTGGGCTGTGACCCTTTGGTCCCTTTGTTCGCTGGGTTGGCCGCTGTCTGCGGGGTGATTGACGCCCGCATCCGGCTGGAACTCATGCCGGGGTTCAAGGTGCCCCCGGTGCTGTGGCTCATGACTTTAGGCGATCCAGCGGACAAGAAGTCACCCGGATCGCGGCCCATGTTGTCCCCGCTGAAGAACATCGAAGCCGAGGATCGGCCCCGCTACGGCAAGGAACTGCTGGACTGGGAGGGCAAGGAAGCGGCCTACGCTGCGGCCAAAAAGGGCTTTCTCGAATGGTCCTCCTCGCCCGATGCCTTGTTGGGTGCTGACCAAGCCCCACTGGTGCCCGAGATGCCACCCCAGCCGGTGCCTCTGAAGATCACGGTGTCCGACATCACGAGTCAGAAGCTGGTGCGCCAAGCAGCAGACCGACCCCGTGGCCTGCTGTGTCACCTCGATGAGATGAACTCATGGGTGCGCAAGCTGACAGACAAGACAAGCGGCGAGGATCGCAGCGCGTGGGTTGTCAGCTACGAGTCAGAGCACTACGAGATGGACCGGGTGGGCGCTGGGTCCATCCACTGCGAAAACTTGGCCGTGAGCATCTACGGGAACATTCAGCCAGCGGTGTTCCGCGCCAGCGTGGCACCACTGTCAGCCGATGGACTGCTGCAACGCTTCATCCCCGCCATCCTGCGCGGCAGCAAGACCAAGCTGGGCCAGCCGGTGCCCGAGTACCTGACCAGCGCCGCAGCGTGGGAGAACACCCTGCGCCTGACCTACGCGCTGCCCCCACAGACCTACCAACTGTCGCCCAAGGCGTACACCGTGTTCCGCGAGTTCCAAGCATGGTACGAGGAGGCCAAACAGGACGAGAGGGTGCTGGACAGCGGGCCTGAGTACATGACAGCCTTCGGTAAGCTGGAGGGCTTGGCTGGCCGTCTGATCCTGCTGTTTCACGTTATCGAGTCCCCATTTAACCCACAGGTTGCCCCCGATGTTGTCCACAGGGTCATCTCGTTTGTCAAAGGCTACGTGATCCCCGCCTACCGCTACGCACTGGGTGAAGTGGCCGGGGCCATCTCGAATGATTTTGACCAGTGGGTGATTGACCACATTATCCAAAACAGCACCGAGATCACCATGATCGACCTGCGCACCTTGAAGCGGTCAGCACGGCGTAAGCTGGAGGGCAAGACCGAGTGGCAAAAGGACCAAATGGTCATGGACGCCATGCTGGTGCTGGAGCAGGCCGGGTGGGCTGTCAAGATCGAGGAGGAACTGCACAAGCACCGTGCGATGTGGGCCATCAACCCCACGCTGCCCACGATGTTTAAAGACTACCGAGAGCAGGTGCTCAAGGCCAAGCAGCGCCACGCTGACTACATTTACCGCCACGCCTACGACAAGGGCAAAGAGCGCAAGCTGGTCAAGGGGTATGACCCCGACACGATGGAACAAAAAAGGCCCGGGTAACCGGGCCTTTTTTGTTTACCTAGCTGGTAAAGAACTTTCGCCAACACTGGGCACAAATCCACCGGGTCGGTGACATCTGCACCCCGCCCTCGGGCAGTCGGGGTCTGTTGCAGTCGTTACAGTGGGTCAACGGTCTTCTCCTTGAGCGTGGCCCATGCCACTTGGGCACATCGGGCGCACTGGTAGTGGTACTGTGTGCGATGTGGCGAGGGGGTCAACAGCCAGGGGTGTTTACATTGGGTCATAGTCCTAACTCCTTGAGTGCGTTTTGAAGTCCAGCGAGTCCACCGACACGCTGGTTGTTGATGAAAATCTGCGGCAGTTGTTTAACCTCTGGGTACTTTTCGCGCAGTCCGTCAAACTCATACGGGTTGTCGCAGTCAATTTCCTCATACGTCAGCCCCTTAGACACCAGAGTGGCCTTGGCAATGATGCAAGCGGGACAGTTGGTCTTGGTGTAGATCACGATGTTCATTGCATCTTCTCCTGAATGTCCGAGGGGTCAACCACCATCATCTGCTGGAAATAGATGGCAAACGATGCCCGGGTGTCATTGCCAAAGGGCATGGCGTTCACGCGCTTCATGGCTTCTTCCATTGCGCTGTTCCAGCCCGAGACAAACACGAATTGGGCAGCGTCTTGGGGGTTCAGGCCCATGTCGCCATAGAGGCGGTCATAGTGTTCAAGTGCGTTCATGGTTGACTCGTTCAAACGGGATTTTTCGACATGACCGAATTGTCAAGCGAATCGGTTGAGCCGGTGGAATCGGATTTTTCGACATGACCGATTTCCCCAGCCAAATTCTTCACCCGGCCACGCTTGCGCGGGGGTGTCGTGCTCACGGGCGGCAAAAAAGAATTGTGAAGCGCGGGGGCCAGTGCTTCAACCAGTCCCAGCACGTCCAGCAACCGGGCCACGGCTGCGCCCGGTTCGCGTTCGCCCGTGCACCACTTGCGCACGGTGTACACGGGGACGCCGAAATAATCAGCGGCCCGGGCTTCGTCAAGGTTCAAACGGTCAACGGTTTGCCGGACCCGTTCGGCCACGGTACCGGGGGCGGGGGTTTTGGGTTGTTTTAGGGGGGTTTCGTTCATGGCTGAAGGTGTCCTATGGGTTAGGGTCAAAAAATGCCCCCGAGCGCTAATTCAGGGGCTGGGGGTTACGGGTTCGCGTGGTCAGGGTGTCGGCGGTGTCCACAACCCGGCGTGACAGTGGATCAATTCAAGGGCGGCGCGGTATTCCTTCGCATGGATATTGTCCCCGTGTTCTTCGGACAGTTTTGCGGTGAAGTCGTCCACAGTGCCAAAGAAACAACCCGCCCGAAGTTTCACACCTTCGCTTGTCAGATATGCCGTGAAATACGCGCAACGTGACCCAATGGGACCAATTTGAAAAATGGGACGTTCGCCAATTAACAAAGCCCCGTCGAGGTTGGCCCGGGCGAGGTAGGCCCCGTCGAGGTTGGCCCGGGCGAGGTAGGCCCCGTCGAGGTTGGCCCCGTCGAGGTTGGCCCCGGTGAGGTTGGCCCCGGTGAGGTTGGCCCGGGCGAGGTTGGCCCCGGTG